TTAATACTGTATAATAAACTTAGTATGAATTACAAGAGCAGTTTGATAGGCTTTCATAATCCCTACAAGCATAAGGGACTATCACCTCAAGAGTTTTTAGAGGAATACATGAACTCTTTAAGAAGAAGATCTCTAAAGAAGGGTGGATTTAAGCGGGCAAAACTGTTAAAATGGATTGAAGAACATAAATTAGATCAAGTTAAATTTGTTAGTAGATTATTTCCTAATACACTAGATGTCAAAAACTAAAGACTTACCAGCGAAAAAAGGTACCCCTCCCATAAGTAAGCAAGCAGCTTATTCTAAAGCAGCAGCATATTTTGTTGAAGCGTTTGCCACAATGTTAGAGGTTATGAGAACTTCTAAGAATCCCTCTGATAGAATGGGTGCAGCTAGAACAATCATTAACAAAGTTATTCCAGACTTAAAAGCTACAGACTTTACAAGTGATGGTGATAAAATTGAGTTTAAGATAGACATAGGTGCATTGTTAGAAAAATCTTATGGAGATAAACCAACAACATCTAGCAAAGTGCATACAGACAGCAAGAAAGTTTAATGCTCCCAAACAACAAGTAGATGATTTATTACATAGAGGACACATACCTCTATCTTGGCAATGGGAGTTTCATGCTGCAGCAAGAGAAGCAGATTATGATGGTGGACCAGTAGACATAGGATTAGGTGGTGCTAGAGGTCCAGGTAAGAGTCATGCAGTCTTAGCTCAGTCTGCACTAGATGATTGTCAGAGGATAGATGGTTTGAAAGGGCTATTTTTAAGACAGACTGGAGTAGCTGCTCAAGAATCATTTGAAGATTTAATAGATAAAGTTATTTTAGGACGAGTTTCATTTAATAGATCTGGGCAGACACTTAAGTTTGACAACAACTCACGTATATTATTGGGTGGATTTAAGGATGAGAGAGATATTGATAAGTACATTGGTATCGAGTACGATTTTATTATTGTTGAAGAATTAAATCAGCTTACATTTGAAAAATATGAAAAACTTAGAGGATCACTTCGTACATCTAAACCTAATTGGAGACCTAGGATGTACACTTCATTTAATCCTGGTGGTATAGGTCATGCTTTTGTACGAAATAGATATGTTATCCCATTTAGAGAGAAAAAAGAAAAAGAAACTAGATTTATTGGTTCTACTTATAAATCTAATCCACACTTAAACAAAGAATATATCGAGTATCTTGAAGGATTAACAGGCGATTTAGGTAAGGCATGGCGTGAGGGTGAGTGGGAGATATTTGCTGGTCAAGTCTTTTCAGAATGGAGAGAGAGATTTCATGTTATTAGGAGGATAATTCCTCAAGATGCTAACGATGTGTTATGGATGGATTGGGGATATGCAAGAAAGAGTGCATTTGCTTCTACAATTAATGCGTTAGCTGACTTAAAAACTCAAGATGGTCAGAAGTATAAACAAATTACTACTTATAGAGAGTGGTATGGTAATTTGAAATCTCCTAAAGAGTGGGCAAGAATTATTTATAATGGTTGTATAAAAATGGACAAGCATCCCAGATATTGTGATTCTGATCCATCAATGCACTCATCTCAAACAGGTAGTAATTCAATAGCACAAATAATTGAGAAAGAATGGAAAAGATTAAATGGAGGAGAGATTTGGTGCAGAATGAGAAAGGGTAGTAATTCAGGAAAAAACTCAAGAGTTAATAGAGTTGGTATGATGCACGAGTGGTTTAGTATTAATCCAGCTACTAAAATGCCATATTGGGTGATAACAGAGAATTGTGTTAACTTTATAAGATCAATTCCAATGCTAGTGTATGATGAGAATCTAATTGAAGCGTATGATACAAGGGGTGATGACCACATGGCAGATCAGGCTTCTTATGGACTTGAAAAGGTTAGATTTGTCTCAGTTAAACCAGGGCAGTATAAAGCAGTACAGGAAGAAAAGAGGGTTTATATGGCGACTGATGAACATGGCTTACCAACTATAGATCCTAAAGCATTTTTTGGAGCAACAAGTTAATGTCATTAAAAACTGAGTCTATCCAACGTGTACTTAGACAACGTGGTGAAAAGCCTGAGGAAATCTCAGTCTGGCTGCGTGCAGTTAATGAGGGTAGAGCGTTTCACTGTATCAGATGTGGTAAGTTTCAGTTCTATACTAGACATAGAGTGTTAGCTATAGTTGAGGATGATTTATCACAAACGTTGTTGATACCGCCAGTGTCACCACAGTGCATCCGGTGTGGTTGTGTACATCACTTGTATATTTTCTGATATGGAGAGACTAAAACAATTACCCAGTGGGCAAGAAAACTAGGAATCAATCAGTCAACGCTTTTTTGGAGAATGAATCAAAATTGGTCTGTTAGTAAAGCTTTTGAAATTATGTGATACAATGAGTTTATATAGGATTATTTATATCCACGTTTATGCGTGGTATTTTTTTAACTTAATATGGATGATCTACCTCAACTAGACTACGACTTATTCACACAACCAACAGAAACATTAGATCCATTTCATCTTGATTTAGATGAGGATGAAGTAGTTAAGGTTTTCAAAGAGAACATCATTTCATGGCGAACTTTCTATGAGGACAAGAAAAGAGATTTGTTTAACAAACAAGACAAGAACATGGAGTATTACCTCGGTACTCAACCACTTTATAAAGCCTCTAACAAGTCTCAAGCATATAAAGAAAATGTTATTTACGAAGCTATTTCGAGACAGAAGCCTGTAGCACTCTCTAGAATGCCTGATCTAACAGTTAAGCCAGGTGATGATACTCCAGAGTCTAAAGAAACAGCAGAGAAGCTATCAGGTATATTTAATAACGATATTAAGAAACGGTCTAATCGCAAGTTGTTAGGACTGGCAACTAAGTTAGAGCCTATTTACTACTATAGTGTTATTAAGGCTAGATGGAATCCAGAACTAGGCATGTTTGGAGATTATGAGTTTGGTCATGTTCATCCTAAGAATATCGCATGGGATCAAAGCTCATCTGATAATGATGCTAATAATATGCGGTTTGTAGCAGAGAAAGCAAGACTGCCACTTAAAGAAGTAATAATGATGTTTCCTGATAAGGAAGCTGAGATTAAAGCTGAGTTTAACTGGATTGATGATGATAAGTCTGATGAGACTAAGCTAGCTTCACCAGTTAATATCTGGGAGGTCTGGTTTCACTGGTATAAGTTGAAGGGTGTTGAGTCTGAGCGTGTAGATGGTGTGATCTGGATTTATGGAGACACACCACTTAAACAGATGCGTAATCCATACTTTGACTATCAAGGTAAGCGTAAGACATTTAGTAAGGTCATGGAGGAGAAAGAGGCATACAGCGAGGAGGAGATTTTCCAGATGATTGACGTACAGTCTGGTAATCATCAAGAAGATCAGTTAGTTTACAACAACTATTTTGAAGATCCAGAGAAGCCATATTATTTCATGGTGTACGAGAATATGGGTGAGCAGCCAATCAGTGAAACCTCAAGAGTTGAGCAGGTATTAGAGTTTCAGGATAATCTAAATATAGATGGTTCTGTCATAACTGATATGAACATTAGATCGAGAGGTAAAGATTTATTTGATACTAACGCTATTTCTCAAACAATACTTAATACGCTTGATTTTTATATCGTAGATCAAGCACTTGGTTTAGATGTACCAACAGGTCAGTCAATTCAGAATGTACATGGACGCATAGAGCAGAAACCTGCTACACCTCAACAATATAAGTCAATGGCTGAGAATAGACAGAAAGCGTTTGAAATGTTTGGAGTAGGTCAACAGCTTAGAGGATTACAAGAGCCAGATACCACGCTAGGTGAGTCACAAATGGCTAGAGAAGCAGATTTTGGGTTAATTGATGACATTGTAGAGGATACGATTAACGCTTGTGCAGAGTGGCAAGCTAGGTGGAGCATGCAGTTTATTAAGCTGTTCTATACAAAACCTCACATGAGGCACATTTTAGGTAAAGATGGTGAGGTGCTTCATACTAAGCTGACTCAGGATATGGTAGATGATGGCATGGAAGTGGTGGTATCAGCTAGTGGTGTAGATAAGATGATGAGGAAAAGAATGGCAATGGAAAATATGAAATTAGGTGTTGGTGATCCACTTAGTTATTACGAGGATACAGAACAGAGCAACCCAAAAGAGAGAGCAAAACGTGCAATGTTAGTTCAAGGTGCACCACAAATGTATATTCAAGAGTATTTAATGGATGAACAAGCAGATCCTAATGCTCCAATGACAGCACAAGCATTAGGGCAAGAACCAGTAGCTTCGCCAGGTGGACAGCCACCAGTACAACCGCCACAAGTTCAACCACCAATGGGTGGTGGTGGAGGTGGCACAAATCCAAATGATCCACTAGGTTTATATGTATGAAACTTTCAGATTTAGGCAATTTAGTCAAACAAAAATATCAACAATACACACAACCAGCAGCAGAACTTGGTCAACGTGTTATTGAAAAATTCCCAGTATATAGACAGCAGATAACAGATTTTAGCGAACAAGTAATGAGTGGTGCTAAACAGGCTCATCAAAAGGCTAGAGAGTATTGGTGCTAGAGTTGGCTCAACTCAATATGAAAGTATTACTCTACCAGATGAATTAAGAGGCAATGTAGCTAATTACGATGAACATGTTTATAGGAGTCCAATAAAAACAAGTGCAGGAGATATTCATTTTACTTCAGCTAGAGATCCAATAGATAACTACTTCGCCCACTCGTATAGAGGATTTGGCAACAAATAAAAAAACATTTACTAAAACAAGCAATAAGGCATACAACACTCCAAGTAAGACTCGCAGAGTAATAGAAATACAGAGTGATTTATTTCAGAAGGGTAATTTGAAGGGTGAGAATTTAAAACAAACAGCTTATGAGTCATTTGAGATTGATGATGCTGGAAAGTTTGGTAAATCAACTGGAGAAGAAATAGCAACAGTTGATAGGTTTGGTAATACTGAGATTAGAAAACTTGGTGAAACTCAAAAACTAATGGATGCTAGACAACAAGAAATAGCCAAACTTGAACCCTACCGCAACACCTGGCACGAACGCTTAATTAAAGAAGAAGTTAAACAAGCAGGACTAGATGGTAAGACTAAACTACAATTCCCAACAGGTGAGACAGCTATGAAGATTGAGGGATTGGGAGATACTGGACAAGATGCTTGGTCAGCATTTGGTAAGAACGACAATTGGATTCAAGATATGAAGCCAGAACATCTTGAGGTTGGATTGAAAATAAGAGACAAAAGAATTGGTGGTGAAGCTGGAGACTTTATAATCACAGATGTACTAGAAGATGGTAAGTTTAAGGCAACTGAAAAAGTTAGATTAACAAATGAATCTCTTAAAATAGTTCCAAGTGAAATTAAAAGTGTAGAGGTAAATGGGGAAAAGTTTTATTACAACAAATCTATTGATTCTGAACAATTCGACATCTCAGGTAAAGTAGACACCAAGAACCCAATCTACCGCTTCTATGAGAAACAAATACAACGCTATCTTAAAAGAAACTATAGTGCTAAAAGAATTAAAGATGCACAGGGCGTTGAATGGATGGAAGTTAATATAACTCCAGAACAGGGTAGGATGCCAATAGAAGCGTTTGGGTTAGTACCATTTATGGGTATGCAACAACAAGATGAAAATAGACCTGGATTAGATATGTGATACAATACGTTTATGACAGACGCTTCAACTTCTGACGACAAAGCATTTCAACAGTTAGACACTGATAAAATTACTGCTCAAGCAACTGAGGCTGCTACTGCTAAAGCTAAAGAGGAAGTATCAAGACTTAAAGATGATTTAGTAGAGTCTATTCAAGGTAAGAAAGCTAAGTATACTTGGGAGCAAAGAGGTAAAAAAGCTCCAGAAGGTTATGATGAGTTGTTTAGTGAAGTAGATAAACGCATTATTAAACCAGAGGATGTTGACAAACGTGTTGATGAAAAACTCAAAGAACATGATGAACGTGAGCAACAGAAACAGAAAGATGAGTATCAGAAGCAAGATAAAATTAGAAGGATACAAAAAGATCAAGACGATCAAGAATACTATGATTTGGTTAAGCAAGGTAAGATGCCAAAGATTGACGAAGAACTTCAAGTTCGTATAAACAAAGAAGAGAAACTAACTCCAAAAGAAATTGAAGGTGATGAAGGCTTAAGTGCTTGGGTTAATTTAATGAAAACTACTAAAACATCTGGTAAAAGCGTAAAAGCAGCATTTTATGAAGATTATGATAAACAATCTGCAGGTGCTACAGCACCAGTGTTAGGTGGTAAGCCAACAGCCCCACAAACTGGAGAGCCAGAGTTAGAGTATGCAGATGTAGAGAAGCAAAGAAAGTCATGGTTTGGTTTTTAGAAAATAGTGTGATACAATAAAAAATAACAGGATCTTAAATATCCACCCAATGGGGTGGTTTTTTTTGTGTCCAATATTAATAAATGAAAGGAAAATATGGCAGATGGTTCATTAACTCCTACTCGTAGTGCAGTAGGGTCAAATGTATACAACTTTTCTACAGCCAGTGCAGCAGCTACAGTCGTAGATGGTATCTTAAACTATCCGATGATGGCTTCTAGGCTAATGTCAAAAGGTATGCAGTTCAGTGGAGATGGTAGGGGAGAACAACCTACAATTATAAAAACGATTAAGATTTCAAATCGTACACAATTTCAATGGTTTGATAGCATGGATGGGCTTGATTCTGCAGCAGAGGACGTAGTTATTCAGCTACAGTTTAACGATGCACACGCAAGCATGCCTCTAGTAGAGATCATGACTGATAGTTTTGCTCGTGAAGGTGCAGGACAAGATATAGACTACCCAGGATTTGAGCGTGAAGATGCTCTTAATGAGACTGTAGAAGGTCTTTCAAATGCAATCTTTGATGCTACTGGAGCAGCAGATCAACCTCTATCACTTGAAGAAGTGGTTGATGATGGTACTAATCTCGCAACCTATGGAGGTCAAACTCGTTCGAGCTATGACAGTTTAGATGCTACAGTTACCGCTTCTGGTGGAACTATGACCCTGGCTAAACTAGCCACTCTTAGATCTACTATTAGTGATACTGGACCTAGAGAGCATCCAACTGTGATTGCTACTACAGACACTATTGCTGATCTGTACGAACAGTTCTTAACGCCTACGGTAAGTCGTGAGTATCAGGCTGTAAGTATGGGTGGTTCACATCCTACTGCTTCACCAGCTCCTAGTATGGGTCAAGGTTTTGGAGGCGTGAACACTTACTCAGGTATTCCGATTCTTAGAGATAAGAACTGTACATCTGGAGTTATGTATATGCTAAATGAGAACTATCTCAAGTGGCATGGCAGAACCACAGTACCTAAGAGCTTTAAGGAGTTTGTTAGCCCAGTTAGTTTAGGTAAAGCTAGAGTGATAGAAGGTCAAGCTGCAAAGCGACCATCTAGATATCATGGCTTCTTTTACCAAGCTAAACAGATGATGCCTAATCAGGCAGCTATCATTAGTCGGTTCTTTGTGTTTGGTCAGATGGTATCTTTCCAACCTCGTAGAAACGGCAAGCTAACAGGTATTACAGGTGTGTAAATTTAACAATTAAATAAATGAAAGGAAATATATGGAGTTATCAGGATTCTCACAAGTAGCACCTCAGAGTCTATATTCTTCTAGTGCGGAAAAACAAGCCACGCTAGGTCAAAGATTTTGCACAGCTGATGGGCGTGAATTTTCCTACTGTAAAGCAGGAGAGTTATTAGTTGCTGGTAATTGGTATCAAACCGCAGCACATGTTGCCCACTATGTCAGTATGGCATTAGTTACTGATGTAGCTATTGGCGGTAATGAGGTAGCAGTTACATTAGGTGGCACAGCAGTAACAGCAAGTCAGTTTGATGATGGATACTTAGTCGTATCTGCAGGAACTGGTATCGGACAGATGTTTTCCATTAGGTCACATACAGTGCAAACTTCCACTTCAGGAACTTGTACATTTACGCTTAATGAGGATGTAAGAGTAGCATTAGATAATGCTGACTCTACCATCTCTGTTATCAAGAACAGATTTGCCGATGTTGTTAAGTGGGCAGTCACACAAACTGGTTCATCCGCAGGTGCAGCCGTTTATCCAATCGCTTCTGGCGAATATGGATGGCTACAAACTGGTGGAACGGGAGCAGCATTGTCTGACAGCACAGCTACCGCAGCAGAGACTACTGGGATCAGTCCTAGTACAACTACAGCAGGAACTATCACAAAAGCAGTTACTACCCAAGAAAGTATTGGGGGAGCAGCTCAAGTCGTGACAGTGAGTGCAGAAGTTGGTCTAATCAGAATTAACACGCATTAGTTCGTACATGAAATGTCCCTCAGCAATGGGGGACATAGGTGTGCAAATTAATTATTCATTCCTCAGTATGCACACAAGTGAGGAAAAGAAGGACTTTATATGGAAGAAAAAAAGAAAGAAGTCGTTAAACCTGTATCAGCCAAAGGTTGGTATAAGAGTTACGACATCAAATGGCTCAGGGAGTTCCCTGAACATCCAGAATATAATTTAGTGGCAGAGTATGATGCCAAAGAAAGGAAATAATGGGATTAAAATTAAGAAACTTTCAACACGCATCAGCTTTACAGCACGGTGCTAAGATTTATCCAGAGGATTTAGCTGGAATGATTGGTCTACCAAGTGTAGGCGATATTTGGTATGTTGATCCAGGCAAAACAAGCGGAGTTAGTGGAGGCGGTACTTCAAGAGAAGACGCTATTCTAACTGTAACAGAGGCTTTAGCAGCAACTACCGCAGACCAAGATGATGTGGTTTTAATCACACCATCAAGTTCTACAGGTCGTACTACAGAAGTCGCAGCTATTGACTGGAATAAGAGGAGAACCCATCTTATTGGATCAACAGCACCAACTCAATTCAACCCAAGGGCAGGTATGTCATTCAGTTCAGCAGTAGTGTCACCTTGTTTTACAATTTCAACACGAAGTTGTATTTTCAAGAACTTCACTATTTCTAATATGCAAGACATAAATGTTACAGTTGAAATGACTAGCGACTACAATTACTACGAGGGAGTTCACTTTGCAGGTATGGGAAATGCCACCGCAGGTGATGACACTTCAGCTAGAATTATCAGGCTAAATGGTTCAGGTGAAAATACTTTCAACAGTTGTACTTTCGGACTAGACACGGTTCTAAGAACAGGGGCTAATGCTTCAATTGAGTTTGTGACTGCAAAGAATAACGCAAACAATGTATTTAACGGTTGTATCTTCACAATGGCTGGTGATGCAGATGCACCCAGACATCTATTTATTGAAGATTCAGGTTGTAATAGGTTCGCCCTGTTTGACAATTGTAAATTCTTTGATAACTCAGACACTACGGGTATATCAGCACAGACTGATGTAATTAAGGGTGGTGTAGGAACAGACCAAGGTGGAGTTGCAATATTCAAAGATTGTATAGCTGTAGGCACAGCAGGTTGGTCAAACGAAGTAACAGGAGTTAAGATCTTAGGATCTGACAACAACGCTACGACATTAACGAATTACTGTGTAGGAGTTAATCCAACAGCTTAAAAATATATGAGGAGCTGGGTGGCGATGGTCACCCACTTCTCTACACAATATGCTTGACCCATACACACACAAATTTAAGTTTGTATTAGGAGATAACTCTTATCTTGATGGTGAGTGTGAGTTTAATTCAGATGGTAAAGCTAGTTTCAAAGTTGAAACATGGTCACAACCATTACCACTTGAGACAATCCAAGAGTTTGAGAAAGTAGTTAGTTTAATTAAAAGTGTTTATGAGGGTAATGGTGGTATTAAAAAGATAGTATTTAAGGAGAAATAACATGTCAGCAATAACATCAAGATTTAGACGAGATGCTAATGGTGTCCCTATCTGGACAGACGGCATAACTACTAAAAAGACTATTACATTTGCAGGTGCTACTACTGATGCTTGGGGTAATGATGGTGGTGCATTAGATGGTGCAGCTATATTCACAGCTACAGGATTGGTTAAAGCTCAATTAGTTGCAGAATGTACTACAAGTTTAACAGGTACAAGTGCAACTCTTGAAGTTGGTATCTCAGGTGATACAGCTATCTATATTCCTATTGAAACAGCTACTCAGGTAGACGCAGGACAGATTTTACTTAACGATGCTGCTAACGCTACCTATGCAATCATAGGTGGAGAAACAGCAGCAGCAGGCAATCTACCACTCTACATGCTTAATGGTAACGATATTATCTTAACTATTAAGACAGCAGATGTTGAAACAGGTGTATTAGACTTTTATGTGATCTGGACTCCGATTGGTGATGATGGAAATATAGTTGAATCTTATAATTAGTGGTATAATCCACTCATGGATGTAATTGATCTTCAACGTAAAGCTAAAGATGATGCTGATAATACTATGCTCATCTTCAATCCTCTCAAGGTAGATTATCAAGGTAAATACGATGGTAAAGAACTATCAGACTATAAAATTCCCTCTAAAGAAAATAAGAAATTAAGACTTGCAGCTGCTAGTGTAATTGGTAGTAAACTTGTTGATCTCTATATTGCAGATAAAAAGAACTTTTCTAGAGAGAGAGCAGAAAAATTAGTATTTCCAGATGACTAACACCACACAAGCCATTAACTATCTAAAAGATGTTGTAGAACAACTTAAAAGTGAAAGAGATGGTATTGATAGTGAAACCAAAGCACTACAAGCTAGAAAAGACGCTGTTGTAGTCGATAGGTCTGTTCTAACAGCCTCAAAATCGGCTTTTCTAAAGAAAACTGATGGCTATGGTGCTGAAGTTGAAAGAGTGACAAAAATGTTAGCACTAGCCAAGAAGATGAAAGCTCAAGTAGATATTGAACGTGGTGAGTTAAGTGAAACTATCAAGACGCTAGATAAACGTGAGAAAGCTATTATTAACTTAGAAGCTAA